CTCAGTGGATCAAGCCCACATTGACGAGACGCGCCTGGTCACTCGGCGCAGCGCCCGTGATCAGATACTGCTGCGCTGGGGCTACAAATGCGCCTATTGCAACGACCCGCTCGGCCGCAGCCCCACCCTCGACCATGTGGTGCCCAAGGTCCACGGCGGCCTGACGGTGCCCAGCAACCTGGTGGCCTGCTGCTGGTCCTGCAACTGCTCAAAATCACACAAACCGTGGGTGGACTGGTATCGCGCCCAGCCGTTCTGGTCGGCGCTCGGTGAGTGGGCCATCGCCCAGTGGATCACCGACACCTCAGAACATCGTCATCCAGATGGTGGCGAGCAACATGCCGCCTAACCAGGTCAGCCCAAACACAACCACCGGCGGCACCCTCATGGCTTGAGCATCTGGTTCAGGTAGATCTCAGCCTGGAACCAGTCCGAGCTATACCGGCACACGCCACCAACGCAGCTGCGGTAATACACCTCGCCCTTCTCGGCCGGCAGCAGCGTCTCGATGTAGCCGCCATCGCGGTCGGTGCGGCTGATCACTTCAGGTCCGAACATCACCGCCCCTCTTGCTGGTGGATCCAGGTCTTGAGCCCACCCACATACTCGCGCAGCACTTGCGCCTGCTGGAGGTGCCAGCGGTCGCCGGAGCGGATCCAGAGCATGTTGTGCCGGTCGATGGCCTGCAGCGCCTGGTGGATCAGCACGTTCCACGGCTCACGCACCGGCGTGTTCCACTCCCGCTTTGACACGGCACCCTGGCGGCCGATCTCAGTCTGCCGAGCGGATCGCCGGCTCAAACATCTCGCACCGCGGGGCGTATCGCCCACCACTGCGCTTGGCCTCCGGCAACGCCAGCACGCACCGCTGCTGCCGCATGTCCCACTGCAGGCAATCCCAGCACATCCTGTTGGGTTCCGGCCGCAGCTTGACCACCGCTGCCCTGAAGATCGACTGCGCCCGCAACAGCGCCTCCTGCAGCTGCACCGTGCCGGTGTCAGCCTCCAGCTGGTGCTCAGCCCGCGGGCCAAGCACCACCCGCGCGTGCCAGGTTCGATCAGCTCGGCTGCACACCAGCAACAGTCGGCCGGCGTACAGGCTAATCATTCTTCTTCGCCGTAGGCAGGCTGGTGGTAAAGCCGCTCCAGCTGCATCGACGCCGGCTCGGCGTGACCGTTGGTGACAAACCCAGCGGTGGCATCACGCGGATCGGCGGCGACAAACAACGCCGGGAAGGCGCGCTCCTTCACCACCACCAAGCTGGTGCGTGGGCTGCGGCACAGGATCCGCAACGCCAGCCGCTCAATCAGTGTCAGTCCGGGGAGGTAGAACATTGCTCCAGTTTGGCGATAAGTCGGTTCAGATACCACTCCGCCTTGCGGGCATCTTGCAGGGCGTTGCCCTTGGCCCACATGCGGATCATGTACTTGAGCGCCTGGCCTTGCAGGTATGCCGGGACCATGTGCGGCGCATCGCTGATCACCGACTCGATGAAGTCGATGGCCTCGATGGTGCCGACCTGATAGTGCGGCGGGTGGTTGACCAGATCAGACACGGGCGCGTGCTCCTCGTTTGGGTAGACGTTCAAGGTCGGCGGCCATTTCAGCAGCTGCGCGCAGCATGGTGCTGAGCGGGATGCCACTGATAGATCGCTCGGCCATCCAACGGATAGCAAGGCGGTAGCCGTGGCTGGCGTTGCCGTTGCCAATCTGCCGCGCCATTGCAATCTCCTCGTCCGTCACGCGGATGTTGAGCGTGCGGTTGCGGATCCTGGCAGCTATGACCATTTCGCCCCCAGCAGCTGCTGGCGGCAGACCTCGATGGCCTGCTGCGCTTGCTTCTCGGTCATCACCGATTCGGTGGCGTCCATGGCCTTGATCACCTTGGCGAACAGCTCGGGGTAGCTGGTGTCGCGGAAGTTCGCGGCGATGTCGCGGCAGAACTCCTCCCACAGCCCGGTGTAGGTGCTGCGCAGCGGGTGGCCGTATGGCAGCTGGTCGCGGCCGCTGCGCTGGTACAGCGCCTCCATCATGTCGGCGCGTTGCTGGTCGAGCTGGTGCGGCTTCATAAGTCGAGGTGTTGGCGAAGGTGGAGCAGCTCAGCGCAGAGCTGTTCGCGGTTGCGGATCCCGCAGGTGCCGCGCAGCTGGTCGATGCGAATGTCGATCAACGTGCGCAGCCGTTGGCGCTCATCCTGCTGCCCTTGGCGGTAGGTGCCGCTGTCAGAGATCAGCTGGTTGATTCTGGCGCGGATGTCGGTCATGCCACCTCCACCTCTGCGCCCGGCCAGCGCGCTTCGGCGTAGCGGATGGCATGGCGCTTGGTCTCCGCGCGGGTGATCCAGGTCAGCGGCTGAGAGCCGGGCTTGTAGACGATCAGCTTGAACTCACGGGTGCGGCTGCCGGGCCGCGGCCGACTGATGCCTTCGCCGTGCTTGCTGGTGGGCTCATCCTCCGCCCACTGCCACGGCAGCATTGATCCGAGCGGTGCGTCAGACATGGCTGTTCGGGTCGGTGACGGTTTCAGGGTTCAGCCATTCGATCTCTGACCACCACTGCAGCCAAGTGTCAGCGGCGATCAGCTTGGCCTCGCAAAGGCTGTGCGCCAGCACGCACTCGATCACGTTGGCCGACTTGATCGTGAAGTAAAAGCGGCGGGGCGTCACTGGCGCACCTCCACATAGGCTTGGTTGCCGGAGTGAGTGGCGCTGGACTGGCTGCCTGCCTCGATGCCGATCATGGCGAACACGGCAGCGACAACCAGCAGACAGATGGCGTTGTTGATGCGGTTGATCATGGCGTTGATGGAATAAATGGAGAGCCCCGGAGGGCTCAGAACACCATGGCGCTCAAGAACTGCAGCACCAAGGCGCGCTGCTCGGCGCGGGTCATGTGAGGGCGCTCATTACGCACTGCCTTTGCAATCGCGCGTGCGGCCAGGGCACGGGCACGTTGGCGGCTGGTGGCTTGCAGGGTGGTGGTCATGGTTGGGAGAGCGGTGGAGGACCGGGTTGCCTCCGATGCCGCTAATCATACACCGCAGACGGCGCATCCTGCCAAGGGGTCAGTCACAATGCGTTACACGGTGCCTCAGGTCGGCCTCCAGCGATCGCCGCTCGCTTGCCTCCCGCAGCGCAGCCAGCCGGTCCTTTGGCTCCTGGTGCGTGGCTGTCACTGTCACCGGCGCCCGCAGCACGGGCTTGCGCAGGTGCTCAGCGCTCCAGCCCACCGCATAGTCCGGCACCGCCAGCTCCACGGTGAACCACTTGTGCCCGCAGTCTGCGCAGACGCGCTTGCGCACCACCTGGTCGTCCAGCTTGTTGTTGGTGATCGGCGCCCGGATGGCACCGCTACAGCATTTGGGGCATCGCATGGGCATCATGGGGCAGTCCGCCCCAGACAAATGAACTTCGGAGAATGGATGGCGGTCGAGATACCGCCGGAGAAGCAGTTCCTGATTGAGAAGCAATGCCGTGACATCCAGCGGCACCCTGATGTGGGTCCGCTGGCCGCCAAGCTCCTCAAGCAGTGCTACCAACAGCAAGAGATGCTCCAGGCAGCGGTCAATGAGATCGCCCGCCTGGAGCTGGAGCTGATGTGATCAGAACAAGTCGGAGTCGGTGATCTCGCTCACCACGCCATCGGTGGCCTTTGCCAAGCTCTGAGCAGGCGGCACCCAGTCACGCGGCGGCTGAGCCACGGCGCTGACATACGCCAACCCCTTGCTGCTGGTCTTCTTCCAGCCGCTGATCGGCACCTGCACGCTGCCGTACTGGTCCGGCGTCTGGCTCATCACAAAGGCGCAGAACGCATCAAGGTCCTCGACCTTCACGTTCATCATCCCGGTGAAGTCCAGCTTGCTGTCGGGCTTGGTGCTCTTGAAGATGGACAGGTTCAGCTTGAAGCTCATGGTCTTGGTTGATTAGGTGGATTGTTGGGGATCCCGCGCAGGTTCCGAAGCTCATACGCCTCGACCTCCGCGACGGGATAAAGGACGCGGCCGCCAATCTTGACGAATCGCGGCCCGCGGTTCTGGCTGCGCCAGTTGTCGAGCGTGCTCAGCGTGACAACGCCACGCCAACGCGCCGCCAACTCACGCGGCTGCAAATACTCGGGCTCAGAAGATTTCATCGTCATCAGGCACTGCCTCCTCTACTTTCGCCGCCTTGGCGATCTTGTCGTTCAACTCATCCACGCTGGCCCTGACCGGCGCAGCCTCGGTGATGGTCACCGGCTCCACGTCCAGCACCTCCTCCTGAGTCTGGATGCCCACCAGCAGCTCTGGGATGTAAAGCCGGCCCCAGAACGCTGCTGCCCGATAGCGGATCATCAGCTCCGGCATTGTCTGCCACTTGCTGCCGCTCTTGGTGCTCCAGCCTTCCTTCTTGGCCATCGCCATGCTCACGGCCGGCCCCTTGAGATCCTTGCCGCTCGCCAGCTCGGTCGCCTCGCAGTGGCAGGCCAGGCTGTCGCCGCTGCCGGTCATCTCGTACCGCAGCGGGCTGAAGCGCCCGCAGCCGTTGATCAGGCCGATGATGAACTGGCTGCTCC